TGATAGTATGTGAACCATTAGTGTAATTTCTTTCTAATGGTACTCTCGCTAAAATCTGCCCATGCCTTTCATCGAGTATTTGTGCTCGTTTTGGTACATCTTCACATATAATATCAACGTATTTTGCAACGCTACCTCCATTTGAATCAGAAGCTTGACCAACCTGTGTGATATAAAAATCAACTGGTTTCAGTCCACATACCTGTGACATTTCTTCTAAATGTAAATTTGATTCAAGTGTAAGATCTATACTAAATGTGTTATTGGAGCCATTTACAAATTTTGAATCTATAATTATATACTGAACCTTTTTAGGTAAGTCCTGGAGTGAAACCATCTTGTATTTAGTATATAAAAAAATAAACATAAATAATAACAGTAATGTTTTCATTTTATTCGAGTGTGTGTAATTTGTTATCATCTCGACCAAAACCCGAAATAAAAACACAAAAACCTCCATCTATAAAAATGTGTGAAAATGACTATATCATATCTAAAAATGAAGCGAATGAGATAATCATTTTAGAGGTTCCTAAGAAACCTAAGTTTACATACTTCTAATAAAATGTATAAAAAAAATGAAATGGACGACTACATTGCCTTACACACATACGACTATAAACTCTCGTTTTGTCAAGCGACAAACGAACTCCCGGGTGACATGCAAAGACTCATATGGGAAAAACTTAATGCGTACGAATCACGTGATCTCGTGTGCCCGGGAGCCCCTCGACGAACCTCTAGAAATCCACGATTCTCAAAGGAGAGACTCGAAACGTTGGTTAGCCGATGGAGAGAAAAGTGGGGAGAACCTACTTCGTGAACGTATGAATACAATGGCACGTGAACAGCTTTATTTTGATGATTATGAACGTAGTGAATATGATTCATATTCACTCATACTTTATAAACTTATACTTGAGGATCTTAAGTACCAGAGACGTGAACTACAATATTCTACAATCTTTGGTGATAAATGGAGAAAATCATCTACAAATAAAATAGATTTGACCACTATTCAAATTAATATACACGAAGTTGAACAAAGGTGTAATAATTTTAAAATAAAAGAACGATATTTTAAGAAAAAATATTTTCAAGATGAAAACTATATTATTAAAGGTATAGATATAGATATATAATAAGTAAATTGTAATGTTGAGTATAATAAATCCCTACACTAAAACCATTAGAATATCGTGCCCCACTAAACGTAAAGAAGGTATAGCGGAATATGAAAAAATAAAAGATAAAATTAAAAAGTCAACTTTACAATACGGTGTTGCTGTTTCGACATACCATTTTATTTTTCATACACCCATTGACGGTATTTCTGCAAGTTTGGGAACAATCGCGTCTTATATGTATGTCGATTCACTTTCCTCGTATGTCGATAATATAGAAAAAATACCTGGTTTGAATAAACGATTACTCTTACCGACGTGTCTCGCATTAGCCGAATCTGTATGGAATTCTAATGATTTACCATTTGATTTTAATATGGGGGCAACTTTATTTGGGTTTTTAGCGTATAAAATGGCATTTTATCAAATCGTGGCCGAAGAAATATTGATGTACAGTGAAGACCTAAGTGATATAGACCAGATATAATAAGTATAATAAAAAAAATGTCTTCTCTCATTTACGAACTTACAAAACAATCTGTCAGTCTCGAAAGACTTGACAAACTTGACGGTGTTCTTTCGAGTTTTCGAACCGATCAATTTTCAACTGGTACACCTTCTCAAGTATACGGTGTTAAACCGAAACACAATTTTCCAATTGAGTGTAACCCCAAAGAACTTGATCATATTGCGTATATTGGTATATCCGCATTCAACGATAAACTTCACTTAGTGGACTTTATGTATGAAGAGAAATACGAAGATGGTAGTCGAATGGGTATTATTGAACCATCATTACGGATGTTGTCAAAAGATAAATTGGGTACTATGATTGCTCCACGACACGTCCCGGAAGAATGGGTCGAGTTCTGGATGAATTACTTTAAAAATGAGTTTAATTGTCAAAAAACCCTTCTACAATTTGTTGAAAAAAATAACCTTCATGGAAGTGTTGACTGGACGGAACTTTATAACTCGTTTCCCGAAAATATGGACTTAAAACTTAGCAACTAATGTGTAATATAATACGATGAGCCTTACTTACGAACTCCTTAAAAACTGTACCACAATTGTCGAACTTTTCGACGTTAACGAACTCTTCTCTGAATTAGCCGGTGAAAAATGTAAAGTATACGGTTTACGCGCCGATTTTGGGTACCCCGCACACCTTATTCCTAAAAGTACGTATAAGTATATTGCCTATATTGGTATTTCTAATAGAAAATTGGAAACATCGTACGGTCAAGCCCAATTTATTGAATTTTATTATGAACCTAAGGATATTGGTGTTTTAGAACACTTTTTTGATATGTACCTCGAAAGTGAAAAAGAGATTCTTAAGCAGTGTGGGTGTAAAGGTGACGAAGAATTTACCGTCGAACTTTTCCCGAGTAAAATCACTAAAAAGAACCTTTTGTTTTGGAAATCGTATTTAGACGAACAATACGGTGTTAACGATAGGATTTCCTTACGTGATTTCCTTGACGATTATGAAATTACATATCAAATTGACCACGATCGATTATACGATCATTTACCAGAAAATATTGACGATTTGGATAATGAGAGTGAATACAATTCGGAATCTGAATCTGAATCTGAACTTGAAGAAGGTGAAATAAGAACCTAAGTTTAAACGGATATATCAATACACATTCAAAAAATGCGTCCAAACTGTGTATATGAAAACTGTCTCTGTCGCCAAGGAAAAAACGGGTTTTGTGTAAAACATCGTGATATTGGTGAAGCCGTAGAAGCCCTTTTACTTTTAAGAAAAAATAACAAACCTAAGTTGTAATGAAACAAAATAAAAAATTAATATATTAAAAATGGACGCTCTTACATCGTTAATGCAAACGCTCGACCTCAATTCTAAGATAATTTCTGAAGGCGATTATCTTAAAATGTGTGATTCGATCAAAAAGATTCACGACTATATCAAATACGAAACCGAATCTGATAGTGATGATGAAGAAGAATTTAGAATTCGTCGTGTTGATATACCCATACCCTTTTCTCCGATGCCTCGTCTCCCACCATTTGGAGATAACCTTGATGATCTTACGATATACGATACGGTAACACCTCCACAATCAAGACGTGGGGATTATGTACACCCGGACTTACCAGAGATACAAACACCACCACCTGTCCCTGAACAGTTACGCGATTACGAACTCGAAGATGAGCTTATGGAAGTAAATAGACTAATCCACGAAACGTTAAAAAAGATGGAAAAACTAAAACATAGACGAAACGTGACGAATTTTGTTCGACAAGAAGCTGTGAAACGACGCGCACGGGAACTCGGTATTCGATTACCTCGATATACGGTTGGTTCACTTTTAGATTCAGGACACGACGTTGGTAATGTACGTATGTTCTTCAAGGATTACCTTGAAGACTATAACGATGATATTGATAGACAACACGAAGAATTATCCGAGACGTTAAAGGAACTCGAATACGACAAAACAGCTATAATAGATGAACTTATAAACTTTTAATTGAATATCATTTTACACCACTTTTCGTTAATGTTTCCGAAAGGTGAATACTCAAACAATAAATGTACCAATGCCCCTGAAATAATTAAAACACCCGTGCCTTTATAGATATATTTTGTAATACCCAGGACCAAAACTTGTAACATGAGACCAATGAAGAGAGCTTCCATCAGGACGGTGGTAAATGGTCGCATTTTTTTTATATTACTATACTATATAAAAAAATGGATTTCCAAGATATGGCAATATTATCAGTCCTCGCCGCCATGATGATCACCTTCATAGTTGTAATGGTGAAAAGATCTAAAACTTCGAATAAGAATGCAAGTCTCGTCGGACCAGAAATTGAAATGAAGGAAGAATAAACTAAACTAAACTAATTTAAAAATAATATCTCGTGATATATAAAATGATACTCATATTAGCTATCATTCTATTTATCATTTTTTTGATTTATAGTATAAAACCTAGAAAGAGTGAAGGGTATACACTCGAGGGTCTTAAACTTTCATGGGTGAATAAAGCGAGTATCGAAGGGGTTGTTACGAAATGGATCGTTACCCTGAAAGATTCATCGGGAAGTGTAGTTCATACGTACGAAAATAGTGATGCGGGTAATCTTAAAGACTTCACGGATGTAACCATGAACATATTGGATAAAAAAGAGTTCAATGACAAAATTATAGGCAATAATATACTCGAACTGTATTATAACAAGGTTAAACCCGATACTAAATTGTATACGAAAACCGTAACTTTTACACAAGACGATTTTGGAATGGTATTAGATACGAGTAATCTTGAAGAAATTGATATTCCTGAACCACTCTCTACAATCCCTTATCAAATCCCGAGTGGTGCTGATGGATGGTGTGTGGCCGATGGTAAAACTGTACATCAGGATGTTCCGGGGTGTGGTCGAATATGTTCAAGTTGGGAGTATATTGGGAGTAAAAACAAAGGGTCGTGGGGTTTATGGGGAGGTAATCAAAATGGTATTGATTGTCCAGCCGCAAAGTTAGACCAGGTATGGAAATTAACTGGTGGTTCTACGAGTGGGAGACCAAATAGAGAACTTGCGGTTGGTAAAGTTAGTCAACCTACTTACACAAAAAAAGAAAATACTGTGTTATGGTCAAGTAAAAAATTAGATCTAGATAGTGGTTATGATGGTAAAGGGAATGGTGGTACACTTGCTGGTAAAGATTGGACAAGATCCAGATTGCGTGCATATCCAGATGAGTGTAAAAAGAAGTGTGACTCATTCCCAAAATGTAAAGGTTTTGCATATTATAAGGGAAAAAAATGGTGTTACTTGAAAAGTTCTAATGATTTAAGTAAAACAACTAAGTATAGTAAATTTGATTTTTACTACAAGTAAACATTTCAAAAAAAATATATACCACTAATAAAAGAAACACCGAGATGGCAAAAAAAGTTGCTGCACTCGGACTACTTGCTTTATTAGTTGTAATTATTCTCGGTATAGCTTTGACCGTTTACTTTACTAATAAAAGCAAAAGCAAAAG